GACGAATCAACCCATCCTTGTCGGATTGTGTCGATCTGAGCCATCTGCCTTTCAGCGAGTTTTGGACCAAGTGTGTCTAACATCTTCTGCGCGGAAGCCTGACTCAAGTTCAATTCACGGGCGACTTCCGAATATGTCGTAATGACTTCGTTGTCAAAATTCTTGCCTTCTGGGGCTTTGAATTCATACTTTTCTGGTGCGCCAACCGCTTCGGTCTTTGGAGCATCCTTACTGTCGCCCTCTGTATTGCCAGTCTCAGTTGCATCTGCAACTGGCTGGTCTTGAGTCACAACCGCATTTGATACATCTCCTGTTGGAGATTCAGTCGATGCAACAGCAGCGTTATTGGTTGGTGCTGGTGTTGTCATCAATGATTCTGTTTGTGTCATTTTGTTCCTTTAGCATTACCTGATACAAGTCTGAGCAAGTTTGGTGAATCATCGAAATCGTTCTTAGTCCGCTGTTTCTGTTTCCTTCATTAAATGCCATCTGCATTGAATTCTGACTGAAACTAAGCCTAAAAACTCCTGCCTGATCCAACATCCTCCATACAATCCTTCGACCTTTCTTGTTACTCATCAGCCATTTCAGATCTGATTCCTCATTCTGCCTATTTAGTTTTTCTCGAAGGTCTTTATTTTCCTTCGTTTGCTCTTGACCTCGAATGTCTAGCGGATCGTAGTTACTCACTTTTAAAATTTAATCATTGGTTGTAATGCATGGGTACCGTCAATACAACGCAACAAAGTTTGCAGCAGCCGTCGTTCCTGTACTCAATACCTTTGTGCATCGAATAGGCAGAATGATTGTTGTCGCTCCATGCCAATTAAATGTGCAGTTGTCACCGTTGGACATTGTCACAACCACTGCTCCAGCGGTGCTGTGCGTTACTAGCAAGCCTCTTGTCAACGGAAGAACGGTTGTATCGCTGATCGTTACAACGGCTGCATAATCAAATGAATTCGGTGTGCTTTGAAGTGATAATGATGCTGGGATTGCCATGATTTATTCCTTATTGAGGTCCGTATAAAACGGATGAGAAGTTGTTGTTCTGTTCGACTTTGCTAATTTCCATGTCAGTAATTTGAAGTTCAATGCATGTTTCTTTGCCCGTCATCAATTCTGTTTCCTCGTTGGATTTGACTACAGCCTTGGCTGTAATCATCATTACAGTTCCGACCTTTGGCATCACATTAATTCCCAACTTTTCGAGTTGATCGGATTCAAGTTCAATGCACAAATCTTCTGGATACTTGGGTTCATCCATTTTCATTTGACCAGGAATTTCTTCCATCTCTGGTTCATTTTTCATGCTAATCATTGGCATATTTAGACCTGACTTGGTGAGGGTGATCCATATCCACTGAACTGGTTCATGACATCCATCAAAGCGTTCTGTTGACCGCTTCCTGTTGGCGACTGTGCCAAATTCTTTGCAGTTGCCGACTGTTGTTCCATCATTGCAGTCTGCTCCTTCGCAGCCATTGCCTTGTTTCGAGCGTCTCGAATCATCGCAACCTGCTTGCCAGCCACAATCAAATTCGGATCAACGCCAAGCATGTCGGAATATGAGTCTGCCCACTTGTCAGAATCGAACTTGTCCAGCACATCAGGTTTCATCTGGGCAATTGCGCCAAGGTTTCCAACAAACCGATCAACGCTATTTGTCCCAATCGCTCGTTGAGCCTGTGCCAACATCGAAACAAACTCAACTTCCAACTCCATGCCCTGCAACTCTGGTGGCGCTGGCGGAACAATGCCAGCCTGAACCATGTGCTGAAAAGTAATGTCAATAAGTGGGTCAAGTAATTCGTTGTGGAGGCGCTCGATCACGGGACCAAGCATCAACAACTTCTCTTCGTGTCGTTCAGCAACCTCTGTCGCAGTCATACGCGTATCAGTCGCATTTGCCAACATCATGAACAAGTCAGCATAAAAAGACCCACGAACACGCTCACGAACATCCTGAATGTCGCCGAGAAGGTGCTGCAAGTTCAAATTGACCTCGAACGCCGTCTTAATACCCTGGCTGCCACCGTCAACAAAGGTGATGCCGCCAGGCAAACTCTCAACATCTCGGTTCTTCATCGAGTTCGGCACCTGAAGAGGTGGCTTCGTCTGATAGTCAATGACCTGAGCCTTACGCAACTGCTCATGCTGCAACTGCTTGATGTCGCCGAGAGCCTCCATACCAGGGGAATTGCCGTAGATGTCGCCGCCGACAACGCTCCAGCGCGGACACATCACTGGAAAGTGCTTGTATCCACCTTCTCGCAGAAATTTACCGTCATCTCCGCCAACCTCAAAGTAACAACTGCGAAAAGGCATGTTCTTCGCATCCTTTTTCGACGAATCCCTGTCCTCACGCGGCTCAATTGCATGAATAATCGGTATCCACTGATCCAAACTACCTCGGTCATACAGATTCCTGACAGAATGAGAGCAATTCTTGTATCCAAACTCCTTGACGAGTTCGGCAACCGTCTTGTCAAACTCTCGGTACAAAGTGCAAACCATTCCCTGATAGTCAGACGCAATGCAGTACTCGCCAACAGTCACAGGATAATGGTGAATCACATTCCTAAAGTCAGGCAACACAATGCTGACAGCCGTACCGAACGCTCCCAGTTCCTCATACATCTGATGCAAAGACCTATAGGTGTTCGACTGCTGAAAAACAGACTGCATCCTCTTCGTCACCGTATCCAACCACAACTTGACTGGAGAAAATGCATTCAAATCAGGATCCCCAGTCCCGAGACGAAACCACTGACGAGCAGGAGAAGTCGCACCAGCCATCATGCCAGCGCCAAGAGTTCGCAAGGCGCGAGTACCAGTGTTGTCGTAAATGTTGTTGTGACGGCGATACCCACGGTTCCTGTCCTGCTGAAAATATCGACCGTTGCGAGGCAAAATGTAAGAAGTGATCTCCTGCCAATGTGCAATCCAACTCGCCCGTTCAGACTTCAAATGACCGAGACGGGTAAGCAATTGCTCCCTTTTTGGTGCGCCCTTGTAAGACTGATTGTCGGGTGAATACTGCATTAACTTCCAAGTAGAGATGACTTGCCAAGTGCAAGAGCGTTCGGGTCAACACCAGTCGGACCAGTCAACATAGTCCCAGCCGCACCACCACTTGATGCAGCCGAAGCGGCTTCCATAATTCCTGCAACATTTGGTTGTTGCTGGTTCGCCCTATTCATCGCCATCTCGCTTTGCTTGCGCTGACCTTGAGCCGCATTGACTGCTTGCTCCTGTGCCTTTTGTTGTCTTCCCAAAGCATCCGCTTGCTTACGCTTGGCATCTTCGCCAGCAGCAATTGTGTAGCCAGCACCTGCGGCAGCAGCAGCGGCTCCAACAACTGCCGCGCCAGTAGCAGCAGCGGTAGCAGCAGATGCGCCAACAGCAAGCCCAATACTTGAAAACAATGGCATTACTTCGCTCCTTTGATGTATGTTCGTTCACTCATTTCGTAACCAAGCCTGTTCAATGTCGTCCCAACTGGCTCCTGTCCTTCAATCACCAAATCGCACATCGCAATCAAATCTGCGCCATTTTCTTTTGCCCAATTCTCGTAAGCCTTGATCAACTTAACTGAAGCAATTGTGCCTCGATTCTCTTCATTTACCCACCACATCATCTCGTGCGCCATCTTTGTTGAAGGCGAATACCAAACAGTTGTCATCATCGCAGCCAAGATTCCAACCGCTTTACCTCCAACATCAATAACAAAAATAACTCCAGATTCCAACACCAATTTCAAAGTATTTACAAGGTCTTCCGTACTGTTTTTAATCAAAGAACCGTGAGGGGCAAACGCAAGAAACCTCTTTGCCATATCAACAATCTGATCAAATTCATCAGTCGATATTTCAGAAAAAGTGATGCGCCTGACTTCAGTCATAAATGTTTCCAATGCTGAAAAATTATTGCCAACACAAGACTTACGGGTACCTCTTTACAATCATTTCTGAAACTCAGGAGCGTATGGGTCGTACTCGTGATGAATCCTCTTCCTCAAACGAGTCGCAATGTCATATGGCACACGCTTCGAAACTGGGTACGCAAAGGTCAGGCACAAAGCATCTGCGATGTCAGGGCTTCCACCGCCTTGCAAACGCTTCTTAATGTCATCCTTAGATTCCAAAACTTTTCTCCCACTCGCGTCATACCAAAAAATAGGTGTGGCGAGTTCCTGCTTCAAGTTCGCGCAATCGGGGATGGCACCCCCCCCTTCGATCCATTCACGCATGAGCCACCACATCTCCATGCGCCGATTCGCAAACTGTTTGTCCATCACCGCTCGTCCACCAAATGGCACTTCGATGGGGTCGTAGTCCAACTGGCGCAGTCGGTCGATGACACCTGACCCTGCACCTGCATCCACGAACACAGCGTCAGGTTGCCACGATTCGATGACGCTTGCGACTCGACCTGCTAAGTCCATATTGTCGATGCCCCTGTAGATCAAAGGCTCGAAGCACACCAAGCCCTGACGCTTGCAGATGACGCTTCGATCATCGCCAAATCGTGCAGGATCAACGCCAAGTATTCGAGGCGCAGACTCAATATCTTTGTCAACATATTCACGCCGACTCGCCGTGATTGCATCACTCAATGAGATCAATTGATCTTCAGCGGATGCATCGAAATCGCACAAGTATTCACGGGCAAATGCGACCTCGGACATATCCCTTTTCAATCGATCCACCTCTTTGGAATCGAGAGAATTCGTGTCATAAACTGTATATTTTGCGCCGTACCAATCCTCCAGCGTCAACGATTTTTGAAATAGTTCGCTGAAGAGATTCACGCCGTTGGGCGTTCCAATGAATACTGCCCAGCCGTGCCTGTCAGAGGTCGCAGGTTGCAGAACGTCGATCCATATTTCGGGTCGAAACTGTGCGACTTCATCACATACCACCCCATCTATTCGAAGCCCTCGGAGAGCATTAGGATTGTCAGCACCAAAGAGTCGAATCATGCTCAAATTGTGCTTGAATTTGATGGATAATTCAGATTCATTGATGATGATCGCATCGAGTAATCGAAGCGGTTCTAGTTTTAATTTCAGCCTTGCCCACGCAATCGATTTCGACTGCGATAAGAACGGTGCAACATAGCAAAAGAAGCCTTGATCCTTGTCGAATTTCAATGCGGAATTGATGAGTTGCATCAATGCCAATTCTGTTTTTCCTGCTCGACGGTGAAGTGCCAGCACCGTAAATCGCTTCAACTTCTTGTGGCATTTCTTCTGCCACGGTCGAGGCGAATACTTTATTTCGATGTCAGTTTGCTTCGTCGCTGGCATCAGGAACGCCTGTGATTACGCGCAGATTTAGACCACCTGCGACATCGTGTGACAGTCGAGCCTGATCGCCGTACCGCTTGCTGTTCAACTTCATTGCCAACCATTGCAAGGTCATTACTTGGTTGCGAATATGGTTCACGCTTGCCGAATCGTAAGATCCTGTCAACGGATTCTTTTCAGGCAATGATGTCGCCAAATCCTTCATTTGATCAACCCAAGTATGAGCCTGTAATGCCCTCGCCTGCGTGTACTTGGAGTCGAAATCTTCGCGATCTTCTCTAATCCACCGAATCACAGTCGCCATTCCGACCATTTTTGGATCTCTGCAAATCTCCCTTAAAGACTGCCCAAGTGCGAGTCTTTCGCAAATCTCATCGGCAATCTTTGCATTGTATTTCGTCGGTCTTCCTGCGCTTTTTGGTGCATTTTCCTTCGACGGTCTCGTGACTCTAGCCATTGATTCTCCTCCATTTTGACGGTGTTTGCGCTCGAATGTAGTACTTGCAAATCTTCTGAACAGTTGACCTTCTGATGCCAAATATCGCAGAAAGTCGGCGATATCCAACCATTTCGTCCTCGTGCATATCTCTCATTTTGTCCACAATTTCCTGTGAAATAGTGCAATTTTGATGAGACATTCCGATTCGATATCCATTCTCATTCATTCCAATAACGGTCATTCCATCACTTTAATCACCCCAAAATCGATGTCAATAGCAAAAAATAATATCTATAAAAATAGGCATTTTCGATAAATCTTGGTAAATACTAAAGAATACGCTTGACTACAGTCGATTACCTTGTATGCTTCTCACATCTGCAACTCCGCAGAGTTTATTTCACAACGTCCCAACGGGACAGATAGGAAACGCTATGGATAAAGATTTGAAACCGCCACAGTTCACCGATGCAATGGATGAGACAACAATCACATTGCTGATGATGAGGTGGCTAGAAAATCGTGGTTGTGCTGTCGTGGTTTGGACACAGAAAGAATTGCGTGGAATCAATCCCGACGATATCGAAGGGATGCTGATCGAGTGTGGCAGCGAAGCGATCTTCGCTCTCACAGGCGAGATGAACACATCGGACGAAGACTCAACAGATGAGGAGGCACAATGAAAATTACCGTGACCGAACAAATTTTCTTGGACGAATTCCGCAACTCATCGAGAGCGGATCAATTCTCTCGTGAGGCTCTCGTCGCCATCTTCGCTTACATCACAGAAGCAGAAGGGGCTGTCCCTGCTGACGAGGGTTCGGACATCGAACTGGATGTAGTCGCAATCTGCTGTGAGTATGTCGAGGTCGAGAATTCCGACACCGACGAACTCGAAAATTATTCCAACTGCGATGTGATCGCAGAACTTGAAGATTCGACAGTGTTCTATCAATCCTAAAAAAGAAAGGAATTACAAATGACAAAGAAAACAATTGATCCATGCGTTCATTGCGGTCTCTCGACTGCATTTGGTTCTGGTCGGTTCGTCAATCGCATTCCGTCAGACTCTCCTACAGGGGAGATTCTGGACGGCGCATTCGCTTGTGCGTTATGCGCTGGCTTTGAATGCGACGAATGCCAAGAACAGATTTCTGTGGACGAAGAAGTTCGTGTAGAAAATAATGACGGATTATCGAATTACCACAAGTCGTGCCATTGCGAAAGCAAGCACGGGAAAGAGACAATATGAAAAATAAAATTCCAAAAGACTCACAGATCATCAAGGATGTCACCAGCGCGTTTGCGAAAGCAGATGCGCTTGGTGGCAATTTGATTGACTGCTTGCCTGACTACATCAACTGCGATGACAATCTGACAAACGACAATCACTACATCGGAACTCTCGCCGATGGGCGCAAACTTTTTTACACGCCTGAACCTTGGGCAATGAACATTGTCCGCATTGAGGAGGTCAAATGAAGAAGATCATCACCTACGCTCTGTGGCTTCCTGCTTGGAAGCAGTTCGGATTCTTTGCAGGACTTGAAGGCGAGGGCATCGGGCATTGGGTCAATGTCAAGTCGAGTGTCCTATATCACGATGAGACTCCAACCTCCGCCCAAGCGTTGAAGGCGTGGGCGAAGTTGCGAGGGCGAACAGTCCTGAAGAAAAATATGGGGTTGTGGGTGGTGTCTGCGCCACAATGATTCCTGCCCCGCAAGGGGCTTTTTTTATTTCTGCTCTCATCGTCCACGCTAGCAGTCTTGCCAAGCAGGATCGACTGTGGAGCGTTCTTCTGCTTCGGGAGTCCTACCTCAACCCAAATTTAGAACGCCTCAGAATCGATCTGCGCTGATTGGGCTTTTGGGACTTTGTCCAGCACCTGCGCGTCGATTTTGGAAATGTTGCTTCGAGACCCGTTTCTTTTTACGGCAATAGACATAGGGAGGATTGATCAAATTTTCTTAATCATGTTCCATTTCGTTGAAGTCTTCAATTGAGCATTTGGTCAGGAACAAAGGTGTGCCTTCGCCCATGTATGCGCCCAGCACATTAAATTCAAAATACTCTTGTGCATCTTCAAGTGTTTTTTCTTCAAAGTCATCAATTATTTTTTCTCGATCCATGAGAATTTCAATGCACAGTTCGGAGTCATAGACTGCGACCATTTTGCCAGTCTGGTGAATCAATGTGTATCCGATGAACGCATCATCGAATCCGTCTGCGAGAAGTGGTTTGCTCATTTGGTGTAGATCCTCATTGGTTTCAGGCTTTCTTGTGGAATAAAGTAGGCTGCGCTTCGACCGTTTGGCGCAGAAATATATTGCGAATCCTTGGCATTGAATCCTTCGATCCATCCGCTGATCTTGTAGTTGGGGCAAGTGCCAGTGACAAGAATGTAATTCTCGTTGTCGTTGTCTTGGTCTCGAACGATTAATCTGCCTTGGTCAAGGGGAGTCCACCTGACTTGGATGCCAACGAGATCTGGCGACTTGTAGGTGTCAACGGATCCAGAGAAGTAGATTCCCAAGGCTTTGGCAACTGCAACTTCAGCAAGTGCGCCTTCGACATCGATGCCCCAAGGATCGCCTTGCGTACTGCCTCGGTCGAGTTTCTTGGCGATGGATGAGACACGGCGGCGAACTCCAACCATTGCGCCCATGATGATTTCGTATGGTTCGAGGGTGATGTTCATAGTTTCCTCTTGATCAGTTTGTTGAGTTCGCTTCGAGCAATCATCATTTGTTCGTGATTGAGGTTGGATGTGACAAGTATTGATGTGCCAGCGCGACGAAATGCGTCGATGTATTCGAGCAATGTTTCCTTGGTCGGCTTGGTGTTGTTTTGCAGTTCTCTGATTGATGATCGAAGCGATTTGATTTCGTTGATTGCAAGATTGCATCCTCCGACAATGCGTTGATCGTGATTAAAATCTCGTTCGACTTCAAGCCATATGAGAGGATCGTGACGAAGTTTTATTGGGTTCTCATAGTCCATTATTTTGCCACCTGAATTCTGTGTGCAACCATTCCGATTGCGGATTGATTCCACTCGGATATGTTTGATGGGAGTGGGCTGACGATGTACTTTTCTGCTCGAAGTGCATTGACAACTGACCTGACGATTTCCCTGGGCGTTGACAGGATGAGGTTGAGAAGTCCATCGTCTTGGGCTGGATCTTCCTGCGAATGGTTGCGAACTCGACCACCGACTTGCTTGGCATAGGACTCGGCGGTGGTTCGGTCGGGGCAGTCAGTCGAAAACTTGTATGGCAACCCTGTGTGTTTGGATGGACGCTCGAAGTCAACCCACCACTTTGCGCTGGCAGGTGTTGGACCTGACGGTCGAAACCGTCTTGCCTCTTCAATCTTGCCATAGGCTTTGATGATTTGCGAGATCTCAGGAGTCCAAGATGCGCTGGACATCTTGTGGTCATCGATTGCGTCATACAAATACACCTGATTGAGTCCACGAAGTTGTTTTTTAAACATCTTCCGCAACTCGTTGTTCTCATCACCCCATTCGGCTCGACTCCACATTTGGCGGATCCTGATCTCATTGTGTTCCCAAGTTCGTTCGTCTTGCATATGTGCCTTTCTTAAAAGTTAGATTCCAAATTCCTAGGAAACGCCGTAGAGACATTCTGACGCGTTCCTCCTCGTTCCTGACTCCGTGATAGCCAATTGGTCAAGAAACGCCTCCAGAGCCGTTTACGGGCTTGCGTTGGGTTGCTGATCAACCACTCGGTCATCTTTTGCAACTCCTGTTCAATGTTTACGGCTGGGAATGCGACATTCCAACCTGCTCGGTCGATGTCGTTGATGCCAACCCAACTGGTTTCGACTGACCAAGAAATGTGATCGGATTTGGTGACTTGTTTTTTTAAAGATTTTTCGCTCTCCGCAAGTAGAGAGATCAATTCCCTTTGAATTGTATTTGGAGTAATTGATACTGTATTGGTAATAGCAATAGCATCTAGCATGGGATCCTCTAAGGATCGATTAAGGATCCCACCGTGGGATCCAACAAGGACAGGTTTTTTCCAACGAACTTCGTTTGCCTTTTGCGATCTTTCAGTCATTTTCTGCGATGATTCTAGCATTTTCTGTCTCTCCTCCTCGACCCTTGGGTGAACGAGTACAACTTCAGAAACGGAAGGAATCCTGACTGCTTTCCAACGAGTGACTGCTTCAGAAAGCGAACGGAAATGTTTAAAATTTGTAATCGATTTGAGTTTCTTGGTGTCACTTGGACAGTATCCACGGTCCCAAGAATAGAGGATCATCCTCATGTGAATGCCAAAAGTTTCAGCCGACATATCGCTGCAAGATGCGACGATGTCGGACACCCAAAGTTTGATCCACGGACTTTTATTCATACGAATCCTTTATTCAAAAAGGGCAAGTGCGGTCTGGCTCTCCACCGCACCTGCCCACGGTGGTCATTCCCAATAAACTTCTGCTTGCCGTCTGTAGTTTTTCAGCACGGTGTGTTCGCCCTTGACAACAAAGTGCTTGTCTTGGAACTGGCAAAAGTTGTTGGGCAGCAATGCAAATCCATTGTGCCGATCACAAGCGATTAGATTCAATGGCTTGTGTTCGGCTGGATACATACTAAACCCATCGCTCCAGTCGATCACGATGCCAGTGTGCCGCCCTAAAACCAAATTCTTGCGGACATCAGTCACCATCAGTCCTTCGAGATATTCAGCATAAAACGCATAAATATCATTGCCCATTGCAGCCCAAGGAAATAGCGGTGCATCAGAATCAACAGGCAGTGGGCAGTCCTCATCGAGGCAAACATCTTTGACCGCGACTCCAGTCCAATTTGCGCCAGTTTCAAGCAGGATGTTGGTCATGACATGCTGACCTAAACGAGCATAAACCCCCCACCAAATGCCTCTTGTAAAGCCATCTTTGACCTTGCCGTCCGTAATAACCCAGTTGGGAACACGGACATACAAATGGAATGGGAGGTTTGCGTGGTTCAAAATGGCACATCATCTTCAGGTTTAATGGCAACTGGTGCAGCCTTCTTTGGTGCAGGTGCCTTGACAACTACGCTTGCCAGTTGCCGAGTAATCTCGTCATGATTTTCTTGACGAGGAACATATGCAGGTGCATCCTCATTGATCTGTCTTGATGGCATTTCGCCATCTTTCGGCGGGAACATGGACAGCAGGATTGACTCGCCACCCTTGCCTGTTAAGTCAGGCACACCTGCGGGGTTGAACCAACGCGCAAGCATGATGAATTTGCCGCCATCGTCGTTCTGCATGACGGCTCCGACATTCTGCCAGCGTCCTTTTTCCTTGCCATCTGCACCTGTGTACTTGCCAATTTTTGCACATAAATCATAAATCTTAGTCGTCATAATTCTCTCCAAAGTTGGGGTGTATAGAAACCTGAACAAAGCCACCGAGACTGTCTTTCGACAACCTTGCGGTGACTGACATAAACTGATTGTCATTGATTCCCAGCGCGTCACACATACCATCAAGCCCAGACTTCATTCTGGCAACCAGGTTGTCACGATCATAAAGACGGCGGTCGGGCGGCACAAAGACCATCGTCAGGTCAAAGTCCTGACCAAATTTTGCCTTCTCTGGATGCTGATCCCTTGTTAAAAGGTGGCATTTCGTGCGATAATTCGCCTTCGCTTTTGCAAGTGCAGCCCAGTGTAAACGCTTGTTTGGGCTTAATTCTGAGGGTGGAAATGGTAGTTGTAACTGAATCACGGGTACCTCTCTTGCATACGATAACGACATTTGTGGCGATCCGTCAATACATTTTTTAGACAAATAAAAAAAACTTATACGCACACTAAAGCACCCTTGACATACTTGCCGATACCTACTACGATTCGGCTATGTGGAACTCAAACACTTTACAAGGAGCATCATGATCGTATGCATCGGTTTTATCGTCGCACTCGTTGCGGTCTCTTGGTTCGTAAATGATTCGTCAATCCCTGACGATGTCGTTAACACAGATTATCAGAAAGGAAAGCACAAATGACAAGAATGCGCCAAGGTTCGGAATACATGGAGGCTGTCGTCGATCTTAGAAATAAGCCCGACCTCAAAAAAAGCATACGAACAATGACAAACTTTATGTCTTTGTCAAAATATACGCGCCGTAGAACAGAGTCCGTTTCTAACGACGAAACGATTGACATCTTCCTTAAATTCTTTGATGACCTAGATGAATTAATTGCAGAAGCAACCGAGGAGATCGAATGAAACCAACAATTGAAAAGATCGAATTTGTTAACACGGAATCGTGGTTGCAAGAACGAATGAAAGACATCACTTCGACCGAGGTCTCTGCGCTCTATGGACTCAGTCCATATCTCACCGAATACGAACTCTTTCACACTAAGAAAGATGGCGTGGTTGTCCGCATTGAAGAGAACGAGCGCATGACTTGGGGCAAGCGCCTTGAGTCGTCAATCGCAATTGGTGCAGCCGAGGATTCGGGCTGGACTGTCAGCAAGTTGGGTTGCTATATGCGTCAGCCTGATGCAAGGATTGGTTCGTCATTTGATTTCATCATTGACGCTGGACATTCTTCAGGAAGGTCAGCGCTTCTTGAAATCAAGAATGTTGACAGCCTTGCGTTCAATAAGAATTGGATTGATGACGGCGCTGGCAACATCGAAGCACCTGAACATATTGAACTCCAAATTCAGCATCAGATGGAGGTGGCTGACATTGATTACTGCGTCCTTGTTGCATTGGTTGGTGGCAACCGCAAGGTTTCCATTACTCGACTTCGAGACCGTGAAATCGGTGCGGACATCCGCGCAAAGGTCAAGGCGTTTTGGCAGCGTGTTGACTCGAACAGTCCACCGTCCGCTGACTACACCAAAGATGCAGACTTCATCATTGACAGGCTTAGCAAGAATGTCGATGCGAACCTCATCGCAACGTCGGACGAATCTTTGGACGCATTGATTCAACAGTATCGGCATGTGTCGGCGGAGGCTGATTCATACGATGACCTGAAGAAGGCGACCAAGGCTCAGATCCTTGAACGCATTGGCAGCGCTTCGAAGGTGCTGTCTCCGCTTGGATCCATTTCATGTGGGTTCACCAAGGATTCAGTCGGCACATTAATCACACAAGACATGGTCGGGACCCTCGTTGGGTCTCGTAAGGGGTATCGAATGTTTAAGTTTACAGCAAAGAAAGAAGGCTAAATTGAAGATTTATCTAGTTACGACACGAAGTGGCGATCTGCTCATCAAGGCAGAATCCAAATCAAAGGCGATCAAGGCTTGCACAAGTGACATTGTCGCTCGTCTTGCCACAGCGGAAGACATCCTAAACAACCCTGAATTGCGTGTTGAAGACATGTATTTCAGTCGTTCAGGTCCATACACAACTCACGGAGAGGAGCAAGGACAATGAGTAACGAAATCACAATCAGTCCAGTTGAGGCAATGCGCTCAACACTTGTCAGGATGCAACCTGACTTCACGGCTGCCCTGCCAACGCAGATCACGGCGGAGAAGTTTGTCCGCACCACTATGACAGCGGTGCAGATGAACCCTGCGTTGTTGCAAGGTGATCGGCGCTCTTTACTGGGTGCTTGCATGAAAGCCGCTCAGGATGGCTTAATGCTTGACGGTCGTGAAGCCGCCTTGGTTGTCTTTGGTCAGAAGATTCAGTACATGCCAATGATTGGTGGGATCTTGAAGAAACTTCGCAACAGCGGAGACCTCTTGACGATCTCTGCCAATGTGGTGTTCGAGAAGGACATTTTTGACTTTACCTTAGGGGACGACGAGAAGATTTCACACAAGCCGTTCCTTGGACGGCTGAAGGGAGACATCATCGCCGTCTACGCCATTGCAAAGACCAAGGATGGCGGTGTCTACCGTGAGGTCATGACCATCGATCAAATCGAGAAGGTCAGGGCATCGAGTCGCGCAAGTGGTGCTGGACCTTGGACACAGTGGTTCGATGAGATGGCAAAGAAGACGGTCATCCGCAGACTGTGCAAGCGGTTGCCATCGTCAGCGGATATCGATCAGGTGTTTGCTTCAGAGGCTGAGGTGACTGGCTTTGCTCCTCCAGTTCAAGTGCAAGAGTCCATTCAACCAGTCCCTGCCAGCCGACTCAAACAGTCAATGGCAAAGGTAGAAGAACAGGAGGTGGGTGATGACCGAGATGACGATGCTGAAGCCTAAAGAGTTGGCGGCTCGGTGGAAGATCACCGAGCAATGCCTAAAGACCTGGCGGTGGAAGCAGATCGGTCCACCCTATGTAAAGATCGGTGATCAGAAATGCTCACGGATTCTCTACAAACTGACTGACATCGAGAAGTTCGAGATGACAAACAGTTTCGGTTGATCAAAGATTGGCATCACAAACGAAAGCCCCCAGACCAAATCTGGGGGTTTTCGCATGACACAAGTGGATG